TCAAACGCTGTATAAAAGATTTCATTGGGTGATAATAATTCTGCCATTTTTTATTTCTCCTATTTAATATAAATATTCATCATCTACTATTCTGGGAAAGCAGCACCAGTTGGTAGAACATTGAAATCGATAATTATAAATTCAGCCGTTTTAGTAGGCTGTAAATAAATTGCACCACGTAATTCATTGCGATCAATTACTTCCGGAGTATTTAATTTTTCATCCATTACAACCTTGAACGCATATAAACCTTGACGTTGTTGAACGTTATCAAAGTACGGATTAACAATGCTAAGGAAACGATTGCGCGTCGCAGCAGTATTGTTTTCAAAGATCAAATACTTACTAGTTGAAGCAACAAACTTTTTAGCAGCAATCAATAAACGACGTACATTGACGCGATCCAATGCTGATGCTTTCTTCTGTAATGTCTTTTGGCCGTATACTGCAACACCTAAATTAGGGAAGCTAGCAATCGGATTAACATTTGCATCATATAATGTATCACGGTTACTCTGGTCTAATTTGCGCTCAGTACGAATTGCTACATCAATACCACCACGATTTAAACCAGCTGGGGCAAACCATGGAGCAGCTACTCGGTCATTGAATGCATATACACTTGGCACTACCGTACTTGCCGGCACCCAAACAGCACGTCCTAGGTCTGAATCATTAATTAATACCCATGGCCAATATTCAGCTACATAATTACTGTTACGCAAATCTGCAGTACTTACTACAGTTGATAATGATGAGCCATATGGTACAGGATCTATTACTAAGAATGCATCACCACGACTTTCAACCATTTGTTGAGCTGAAGTTAAAATGCTAGCAGCATATTCATTTTCGTCTATCAATCCTGGCAATGTTAACAAATTGAAATCATAATCATCTTGGTTAGATAATAAATTAATAGCATCTAAATATGCATTACGGAAAATACTTTGAGACATATCAAAACCCTGCTGACGATTTTCGTTGTCCGCATTGCCTAGTCCAAGTACACCTGCGCTATTTACAGCATTCTGCGTAAATATATTTTCATAGAATGACTTTGAAACTTCCGTGCCATTACTTCCACCTGAGAATGTACCAGAAACTTCTTGAGGTAAACTGCCCGATAAACTATTAATACGTATTTTACCGGTCTGATCAAAGAAAGTGGTAGTATTAGAAATGTTACTTACACGTACATATTTAGATACATTTGGATATGATCCGTTAACTTGGAAGTATGGGTCAGTTCCGCCGGATCCTAACAACGTATAAGATACATCGCCTACTCGTTTTGCGATATAGTTCGGTGATGTCGGATCTAACGTTAAATTAGCATATTGTTCTAAAATAATTTTACGATTAGTAATATCATCGCCGCGGCGAATCAATAATGTAAATGTACCTTTGGTAGTGTTTACATTTGATATTTCCCATCGAAGATTAGTCTCAGTTCCAAGTATTAATCTACCACCGGTAGTCTGATCTGCTGAACTACCAGATCCAGCTGTTGATGCAGCTACAATACCTGAATTTTCTTGGGCGCCTGCTGATAATGCAGTTAATGTAAATGATATTGTACCAGTACCAGAACGATCTACTACTTTACTATTAGCATATGCTATATCACTAGGTGCGGTACGTACCACTGTCAATGTATCAGCATATTTAAGATATTCTTGTGCAGAATAGTTAGTTAAGTATTTGTAAGTGGCTTCATTTATACCTGTACCTACAGTAAACACTCCACCAAATTTAGCTACAAAATCGGAATAACTAGTTACTGTTGTCGGAATATTTGCAGGCCCGCGGTGTGTTGGACCGATAACAGCAGCTCCGATACTGGCGATACCAGCAGGTAAAGCTGACTGATCAATCTCATTGGTAAATACACCGGGCGAAACAATTTTTTCTGCCATTAGTTTTCTCCTTGTTTATTTTTATCCATTACGACTATTCTGGGAAAGCAGCGCCAGTCGGTAGGATGTTAAAGTCAATAATAATAAATTCTGCAGTTTTTGCCGGTTGTAAATAAATAGCTCCACGTAATTCATTACGGTCAATTACTTCTGGAGTATTTAATTTTTCGTCCATTACAACTTTAAATGCATACAAGCCTTGGCGTTGTTGAACATTATCGAAGTATGGATTAACAATACTTAAGAATCTATTTCTAGTAGCCGCTGTATTTTGTTCAAATAACAAATATTTGCTAGTTGAAGCAACAAACTTCTTAGCAGCAATTAACAAGCGACGTACATTAACACGATCCAATGCCGATGATTTTTTCTGCATTGTCTTTTGTCCGTAAACTACTACTCCTTGATTAGGGAAACTAGCAATTGGGTTGACATTTGCATCATACAATGTATCACGATTGCTTTGATTAAGTTTACGTTCAGTACGTACAGCAATTTCAATTCCGCCTCTGTTAAGGCCGGCTGGTGCGAACCACGGAGCAGCTACTCGGTCATTAAATGCATATACGCTCGGCACAACGACACTTGCAGGAACCCAAACATTTTTACCTAAGTCACGATCTGGAATTAATACCCATGGCCAATACATTGCGACGTAATTACTATTACGTGTATCAGCTTCAGTTACTACTGTTGATATTGTACCGCCATATGCATATGGGTCTACAACTAAGAATGCATCGCCGCGCGATTCAATCATTTGTTGGGCTGCATCTATTATTCCGCTAGCATTTGTGTTATTATCTACTAGTCCAGGTAATGTTAACAAGTTGAAGTCGTAATCATCTTGATTCTTTAACAAATTGATAGCAGCTAAATATGGCTCGCGATATGTTGAATTCGATAAGTCAAAACCTTGTTGTTGATTTCCGCCCCCAGCAAATATATTTTCATAGAATTGTTTTGGATGTGTTACAGATCCATCACTACCATTTGCAAATGTTCCAGATACAGCTTGAGGTAAACTACCAGTAAAGTCAGAACTGCGTCGCGTTCCGTTTTGATCAAACCAATTAACTGTATTTTTATATACTGTTACACGTACGTATTTAGATTTGTTAGCATATGAACCAGAGATTTGGAAATATGGTTGAGATGTAGTCGAATCTTTTAATGTATATGATATATCTCCGATGCGTTTTGCAATGTAATTAGGAGAATTTGGATCTAACGTTAAATTATTGTATTGTTCTAAAATAATTTTACGATTAGTAATATCATCACCACGACGAATCAACAATGTAAATGTACCTTTGGTATTACTTACATCCGAAACTTCCCAACGAAGATTTTGTTCTGACCCAGAACGGAGAAGACCTCCGGTTGTTACATCTGATGTAAATCCGCTACCACTAGCAGCAGAACGTTCTTGTCCAGAATTTTCTTGGGCCCCTGCTGATAACGTAGTTAATCGGAATGATGGCGCAAACGTTGTCCCGTCACTACCACTGTTAACACTTATTACATTGCTAAATGCATAAGCATAAGTTCCTGCCATTACACGTACTACTGTCAATGTATCGGCATATTTAAGATATTCTTGTGCAGAATAGTTAGTTAAATATTTGAAAGTATTTTCATAACGTTCTGAGCCGGAAGTAAATACTCCACCAAACGTTTGTAAAAACTCAGAATAACTAGTTACTGTTGTCGGAATATTTGCAGGGCCTCGCTGTGTTGGGCCAATGACTGCTGCACCAATACTAGCAATTGCTGCTGGCAATGCTGACTGGTCAATCTCATTGGTAAACACGCCAGGCGAAACAATTTTTTCTGCCATTAG